AGTCGCTTTGCGTTTAACAGCAGACCAAATGGAAACAATCAAACAACTATGCAAGAAACGTGGTGTCAGCAGAAGCCTTCTGTTACGCCAACTATTAGCAGAGGAGTCGGCTCGTGTCCAAGGAACGTGCTAAAGGAACCAGTTTCGAAACGTTCGTAGTGAACTATCTTGCACAGTTCTACCCTCATGTGGAACGGCGAACGTTACACGGGATGAACGACAAAGGTGATATCGCTGGCACAGACCCGCGACTTGTTTGGGAATGCAAAAACCAGAAGGTTCTCAACTTCTCAACATGGTTACATGAAGCACAAGTTGAACGTGACAACGCTAAAGCAGAACTTGGAATAGTTGTGGCTAAGCGTCGCAGTTACGGCAACCCAGCAGACCAGTATGCGGTCTTAAGACTTGAAGACTTGATAACCATTTTAAAGAAAGCAGGTTACTGATGGAAGACATAGCACGAGAACTGTACGAATGTTTAATGGAACGAATCTATAACGCAGATAAGTTTGTGCAGAAACTTGGTGTGTCACCACGTGAACGTTCCGCTTTGGATGCGTTCTTGAATCGTGGCTACGAGTCAGTTAAAATTAATGACTGATATTAAACGCACCGAAGGTTATGTTCCTTCGCATGACATTAACCCGCATGATTTCACAAAAGATTTAGCGTTCGGTCATCAAGGCGAAGAAATAGTTAAACAGTTTCTCGCAGATTTAAGCGAAGGTTCATTCGAAGTGAAGTACGACAGGTTCCGCAACGGAAGAATTTTTGTGGAGTTCGAACAGAACCCACGAAACACAGGCTGGAAGCCATCTGGTATAGCGGTAACAACAGCGAAATGGTGGGTGTACATGTTTGCACCCAACGCTTTCTGTATAATAGAACTCGGCAGATTAAAAAGATATTTGAGAGCAAACAAAAACAAACTCCAAATTAAAATCGCCGCACCCAACTCCGACAATCCAGCGAAAGGATTTCTCATATACCCAACAGAGGTAAACGAGTTGATGACCGTATCCACCTACGATTAGAGGATTAATGTTTAAACATATACTTGCCACCGTGACAGGGTTACTGTTCTTTGGGGGGTCTGTCTCAACAGCGAAAGCCCCACCACCTAAACCGATACAAGCAATGCAAGCAGTTGAATACCAGTTAAGGGAGACAATACCGCAACCGCCGATACCAGCAGACGCCCGACATCCAGAATGGTGGGCTTTGGCACGAGAAATCGGATGGGCGGAAAACCAGATGATGACCCTCGACTATGTGATACATCGTGAGTCACGAGGACAAACCAAAGCGTTCAACCCGACTGACCCTAACGGTGGTAGCCGTTGTCTCATCCAAATCAACGGGTCATGGACACGATGGCTTCGCGACAAAGGTGTCCTAACCCACGTCGATGACCTCTACAACCCTCGTGTCTGTCTTACAGCAGGGCTGGTCATCTACCAGTACGGTGTAGATAAACACGGCTACGGCTGGGGACCGTGGGCTATTAAACGCCCCTGATATAGTGGCTGTATGAAGGGAAGTAAACAAACCCGATGGTTCTGTGACCGTTGCGATATGACCTTAACCACCTATGTTCGCTTGTCTGAACCCCCGTTGCATTTGTGCGACAACAAAGTCTCTAACAAAAGAGAACCAATAATCCAACCAATGAAAGAGGTATCCAAATGAATAACATAACAATCGTAGGGAACGCAGGTAAACCTGTCGAACTGAAATTCTCGCAAAGCGGGATGGCTGTGGGCACATTCACAGTTGCTACAACAAGCGGTAAAGACGACAAGAAAGTTACCGTCTGGCACAATGTTACTGTCTTCGGACAGATGGCAGAGTACGCTGCGGCATCCATAGAAAAAGGTAGCCGAGTGATAGTCGCAGGCAAACTAGACATCTCCACCTATGAGAAAGATGGGCAGAAGAAAACATCCAGCAAAATTCTTGCCGACGAAATCGGATTAACTTGCCGATTCAACCCAGTCATGGCAGACAAAACGGTGCAGGTTGTAACGAAAGCACAAAACGATTTCGGTAAGATTGGATTCTTGCAAGAAGAAGAAGCGTTCTAGTGGACATAATGGAATTAGATTTTGAACAATGGTTAGAAATCGGTATGCGTAGCGGATGGGTGTCACCACCTGTCTGCTACACACACGATGGGCTACCAACTTCTATAACAGAAGACGCAGAATTCGAAGACGGCTCAGACCCGTGCCTTCATATCATGCGCTGTTACGAAAGCGAAGCACACAAAGACGCCATAGAACTGAACTACTCGCCAGCAGTATGGAGAAACCCTAACCATGATTGAAGATTGCAACGGCTCAGAAATACTGTTAGAAGCACACTCGCTAATCACAGGCGCAAGACAAGCACAGTACGCCCACCCATTAGAAGACTACACACAGGCACGCGACATCTTTGAAGGCATGACAGGCGTGTCGCTCACAGTAGAACAAGCAGTCATGTTCATGGTCGCAGTTAAACTGTCGCGTCTTAGGACAGCAATCGCTGACGGCGGATGGCATCACGACAGTATCGTGGACACAGCAGGCTACATCGGTTGCCTGTCAATGGTTCACCATGCTAAGGAGAGACAATGAAAGCAAGACTGTGTTCATGTTTGCCTAAACAATTGTTGCCAGTTAAGCCCGTATGTGGAGATAAGTTAGATGACTCAGAAGAAGAGTGAAGAAATAGTGAACGGTCTGCTAGACGAGATAGCACGATTGAATGCGTTGATAGAGCAACTGAAGTCTGAAATACATACAGCGAACTTGGAAAGATTTAAACATGATTGACCTTAAACATTTAGATTGGTTTGATAATGCGCTGTGTCGCGGAATGAAAACAAGTATTTTCTTTCCTGAGACTGCTGTCGGTGTGTCTACTGCTGGTATCTATGATGAAGCGGTGAAGGTTTGTGAGCGTTGCCCTGTCGCTGAGAAGTGTTTGGCTTACGCTATGGAATGCGAAACGAATGACATAAGAAGGTACGGTGTGTGGGGTGGTAAGACCCCGAGAGAGCGAGAGTACCGTCGTCATGGTGGTACGGGCGGTAAGTTAAATGGACTTGCCCCGCTACGACGCTAGGGAAGGGGATACCTGCGGAGCAGGGCAAATCCAAACTTTATGTTAGCAGATTATTTAACCAACTGTATCTGGTAGTTGTATTGATAGGACAGGTCGCATTGCTCGGTGTCTCGGCGTGCTTGGTATTCGGTTGCGTATTGGTGCGCTAAGTCTTTTCGTTTAGTCCATCGCCCATTCGTGGCGTGTCCTGACCCTTTCCAGTAGGCGACAGGCTGGTTGCCTGCCATCTTCGCAACGATGTAGTGGTGTGATGGGTAGATGAAGTTCGGTTCGGTGTTGCGTGGTAGTAGTCGCTGTTTAATTTCTAACAGGATTTCTATTGATGGGCGTGTTGCTAGGAAATTGATTAGTTTGTGGGTCATTAGGGTCTTTCGTGAAAATAACGCGCATTAGGAACGCATTAGAGCGTTTCAAAATGGTGGGTATGGTATGTGGGTGCGGTCAGTTTCGTCGTCTAGTTCGGCAGTTTTGTAGTCTTCAAAGTCTTCTACCGTGAATGGTACTTCACGATTGTTTTGATTAAGTTGTCGGACTGCTCGGACTATCTGCTCGTTTAGTTCTGATTCGTTCGGTGCGTACTCGCCGTCACCGAGGTAACCCCAGTAGGTTTCGCCTGTGTCTAGGTTCATCGTTGCACCATCAGGGAACTTCTCTCGTTCGGTTTCAACATCGTGATACCACAGTTGGTTATCTGCGTCGTAGGTCAGGATGTAGTGGTGGACTGTCGGCTGTTGTTTCATTGTGCTATATCCTCTTCTAAAGGTAATACCTCGTTGGCTAAGTCAATTAAATAATCACCAATATTTGTGCATTTAAGTTGGTGATTACCCGATTGAATAATTTCTTCCCATTGCTCATCGTTAATATCGCGGTCAAGTACGTCCGCGAACCATTCTCTAGTCCAGTAAGCGATGATGATTTCTTCATCGGGTTTATGTTCTTTGAGATTGTCTATAAGTTCTTGAACTTTCATTGTGCTGTCTCCTTCATTTGTATAGTAAACAATAAATGTTTTGAGTCATAGTTCCATTCATCTGCCTTATGTATTCCAAGACTGATGTTGTCCCCAGTTTTGGTTACCTCAATTTCGTAGTCCATTAACGAAACCCATTGTTCGGTGTCGTGACTATTCATAAAGAGTTCGTGCCCAATTTTTATTTTGTTTTCGCCTTCAAGAAAACTTATTTGCTTCTTGTTCATTGTGTCACCTTTCGTTTGGCTGTCCCGTTCATGTCATACTGACCTACCTCAACCCAATGAGATGTATCGGTGGACAAATATCCGTCCTTGTCTAGCGTCTGCGGATACGCAACTGCGTATATCGTTCTCGGCTTCTGCCCAACTGAATGAATGTTGATGTCCCACTTGTCATTGAAACAGTAGAACTCATCCATCCCTTCGTACGCTTTGTCGTGGGCGACGAGCGCATTTATGTAGCCTTGTGTGAATGCTTGCAGTAGCGATAGTTCGCTGTCTGCTATTGCCATTATTGCTGTGTCTTGCATTGCTCCTCTTTCCAGTTTAGGTATGTGATGTAGTTTGTGTCTAGGTCTGCTGGGTCTAGGTCGTTGAACCTGCACCAAGTTTCGTAAGACATTGTGCGTTGCTTCAGTTTCATTTTGTTACTCGCCTTCTTTTGGTGTGACTTGCAGTTCACGCTCTGAACAGCCGAGCACCTGTGCTTCGTCTTGCACCACGATGTAGTCCATGCCACAGAACATTTGTTGTGTGCCGTAGGTTTCTATGGATAGTACGAGTGTGACCTCTATTAGTTTGACTGTCTCTAATGCTTTCATTTGTTTCCCTTCGTTGTTGTGTTGTGTGTCGGTCTTAAGACCTTGTGGGTGTCGGGGACTTGAACCCCGATGTCTGCCAGTCACCCTGCCTACTTACTTCATTATCCGTGACTCGTCTACAATTGCTAACCCTTCGTAGACGCTCGTGTTATCTCGTTTAATCATGTAACGCAGATGAGAGTCGTAACCCTCAACAACGCCACTAATTAAGTTGCCTTCACTATCGGCATAGGTAACTCGTGTGCCTTCAGTTTTCATATTCACCCCCGTTCCCCTTTCGTAACTTGTATCTATACTGTATCACACTTAGTTACCCTTGTCAAGTACAATCTTTGTGAAATATGTCACACCCTCAAACCCAACACCTGTACGCTTGTGAACAAATTCACAATGTAAGGCTAACCTAACACGAACACCTGTTCGCCTACCCTCTTCGTGCTGTCGGATGATTCGCCCTGCTTCGCTCCCTCTGCGCTTCTCTCCAACTATTGACCGCAAACGGGGCAACCCAAAGCAAACAAACAGCAACGAAAATAAACGCTCTCGCTGTCTCACTCTCCATAACTCACCTCCCCCTCTTTTACTCTTTCGTCATGGCATTGCTGGCAAAAGTATGCGCCGTCTATCGGGTCACAATAAACCTCGTAACGATATTGGGCACAGTCGTAACACCTGCGTAAGACATCCATCGCTGATTGTCTCATCCCGAAATCCTTATCTCAAATTCATCTTTATTTATATAGTGAAAAGTATTTGACGCATTACACATTGCTTGCTCTTCGTCTTCGGCTTCAACGAGAACCGTACAAATTGTCATAACCGAATGCTCCTCTTCCGCTTCGTCAGAATCGTTGGCTTCTACCGTGTTCTCGTAAGGGTTTATTTGTTTCGGATATGGTGCACCATTTTTACACAAGTTCCAAGCCACCAAACGCTCATCGTTTACTTCGCCTTCTGCTAGTTCCGCATCGTCATATTCAAAGTCGCGTCCACGATATGCGCCGTCGTAGAATTCTTGTCTGATTATTTTGACTGCTTCCTCTTCTGACTTTGCATATATCTTTTCTAAATTCCATACCGATACGCTGTAGATACTCATTGTGCTGTCTCCCGTTCTGCTAGTTGTTTGTATTGTCTAACCTTGCAAGCGTGCTCAATCCAGTATTGCCCGAGCGCGTCGCTCCTGTACGCTTTCGCGTTGCGTTCTGCTCGTTTCGCTTCTGCTTCGTATGCTTTTAGTATCGCTTTCATGTTCAGTTGTTTTGTGCGTGGCATTATCTCACCAACTCCCCGTCAATAATCAACCCGCGAACACCACGCTTTTCTAATTCGCTAAGCGTAATGCACCTATGTTCTAATGTCTTTGCGATAGATTGCCTATTGAGTTTGGCGTAGTGTTGCCATAGTTCGTTGTCTGTCATCGCTGACAGTTTGCTTAGTGTCTTTGTGTATTGTTTGCGAGTCATTAGTAACTCCTGAATATGTAGTCGTTACCCATACCATCCGAGACTGTCCAAAAGTCTCCGCCGAGTTCCCAGTCGCGGGCAACTGCGTCATAATCTATATAACTTTCAAGATGTTTCGGGACTTCGTTCGTTTCTAAAAAAGTTTCTTCAACATAATCTCTAAACGGCATACACCCGACATACGAGTCTTCAAAACTAGAGAACCTATCTCCCCAGTCGTCCTCGTTTAGTTTGCTTTGCTCTTCGTGTTGGTTGTATAGGTAATGGCGGAACGCTTCCATTGGGTCGCCTTCGCCGAAATAATGTTCTAGTAGATATTCTTCGTATGTGTATAACTTCTCTGTCTCTTCTGTAATTTCCATTGCTTTCCCCTTTGTTTGTTATTGTTATGTTATGTTATTGTATTACACTTGTGTATCGTTGTCAAGCACCGTGACATTGCAGTCTGCGTGCCATGTCTCACCTTCACCCGATATCGGCGTCACCTTGTAATCAAGATGACCATACCTAGAGCGAGCGTCTAGTATCGTTACCGCAAACTTTAATGGCGAACCCGATACTGTTAGCATTGCGGTCTTGCCTATGTTTTCTTTTAGTTCTTCTGCGCTAGTCATTATCTGCCACCGAATGCGCTAGTGATAACTGCGAACATCTGTTCGGGTGTATCATTCTCATGTTCTTTCGCATAGCATGGTAGGCAGACATTCCCCGAAAATAAATCCAACGGGTGAACCTCGCTTTTGCATTGCGAGCATTGTATGTTTGGTCTGTCTTTCATTGTTTTTACCCTTTCGTTATGTTGATATGTCTTACTGTATCACACTTAGTTAGTGTTGTCAAGACTAAAGAGTGTGACATTCGTCACTTCTTTGTTTGCCCTACATACTCGCCTACCTTGTAAGCAAGATAGATAACGCCGATTAACGCGAACATCGCGAGCGCTACGAAATTGTCATCTACTATCATGAGCCACTCTCTTCTTCGGTCATATATTTGCAATGATTGAGCAACGAATCCCAAAACGCTATTTGAAATCCGCTTTCGTAGTCTGCTAACTCTTCATCATCTGGCATATCGTCGCCAATATTTAAACCAAACAATTCGCTTATGCTTTCACTCGCCCATTCCCCGCTAAGCGGATTAGGGCACAAATCCATGACAGGCACAAATTCGTATTCGTATCCATCAAGTATTGCGAGATACTCTGCTCTCGTTGTGTTGCCATTCCAAACAGAGCCACTAGCACGCTTACCGTGCTCGTAGCCTAGTTTGTAGGCTTTAGTATCTTCTAGCATTGTTTCCCCTATCTATTGGTTGATGTTGATATTCTGCTTTCGCATTGTCCCTAGTGCACTTGCGACGGTGCTACCTCTAAAAGGCTAGGGGAATTCTTGCCTAATTTTCTTCGCAATCGTGCCCATAATAGTATTCGTTTGCGTCTTCTTCGTTTGTCATATCAAACACTCTCTCGCAGTCTGGACAAGTAGGCTTGGTGGGTACTTTCCACGGCTTGATATTTGGCTTGGTTTTCATTCTTTCCCCTATCTGTTGGTTGATGTTCTTCAGTCTTGCGACTTTGTGCCTAGTGTCGCTATGACGCGACTACCTCCAAGAGGCTAGGCGATATCTCTAGAATCCGCAAGCCTCGCGGAATCTCTCAGAATCAAAACGCGAATTATCCTCTCGCATATAATCCTCAAAACCGCCATTATCTAGAAAACATTTAAACGCCCATTTGAACATCTCTCTATCCTTGCTATCTGACGGAATTTCAAGCGCGGACTTTATAGCCTGCGCTAGTTCGTTGTAATCTTTCCGTGTCATTCTTTCCCCTATCTGTAAGTTATCTGACGGACTCGTCAGCGAGAGCGATACCCTCGGACGCCTAACGGCGTTTCGTCCTATCATCCCCAAACTACCTCGCCGAGTACCGCGAATTGTAGGATTGCGTCACCAGAGCAAGCGTCCATATCAGACACTTGATACCCTTTCACCGATAGAGCGCTGTAAGCATTGAGAATATCGGCAACAGATAATTTTTTGGTCACTGTTGGCGCTTTTCCAAAATCTTCTTCGGGCAATTCTGATTCTATTTTCAACTCTAGAAAAGGCTGATAGATATCTTCAGGATATTTATTCCAATTAGTACCCTCGTCATACTTTTCTTTACGCCACCAATCCCAACTCTCATAACAAGAGCCCAAAATCCCACCGAGAATTTCCTCAATTTGAGATTTTGAAAGTTCAATTTCAACTTTCATTCTTTTCCCTCTCTTTTGGTTGATATAACCTTACATCTACAACTATAGCGACAAGCAAGCACGATGTCAAGTCAAAACACAATATTTTTTTGTGACACTTGACACACCGTCAGGGCAACCTAACAAACCCCAACACAGCAAACCATGTTAGGCGAGCCTAACAAATAATTACTACTATGGCGGTAGTGTTTATTTTTTTGTGGCGAGATGGCTACTGTGGGTGAGGAGAACACTTGTTTGGCGAACATATGTTCAAGAAAACACAAGTACACAAGCACAAACACACAAACACAAGCGCACGAACTAGGGCATGTGCCGCGAGACCCCACCCATATACATAGATATACTGTTTTTGTATGGTCACACTCTAGAAAAAAAGGGCAAAAAAAGAGGCGTTGGTGGGTTGTGTTTTGGTGGCGGGGGGTGTGGGTTTTTTGTGGGTTGGTTTGTGTTTTGTTGTGGGCAAGCCGCTTGCGGCGCGGCAGTGTTTTTTGGTTGGGTCGCTGAGATGGGTGTTTGCTTTCCCCCCACGTTTCACCCTTGAGGGTTGGTAGCCGTAAGCCAAGATTTTTAGCCGACACCATGTTTGAACTTGTACGTTGTTCACGCTGCTCCTTCACATGACATGAAGGTCTACCCCAGTTCCCTGGTGTTAATGCCCCGCACCTTGCAAAGGGTGTACAGCCGTGAAGATTACTGTTTGTTTGCCGTCTTCCCGACGGGTGTGATGTCGAGTGTAGTCCGCATTTTTTTTGTTTGCAACTATTTGTGATAACATTTTTTTTCTGATGGGTACTCGCCGTAACGTTTCGTCCGCAGATAAAGCACGTTTCTTTCAGGCGATAGCGGCAGGTTCCAGTATTTTGGATGCTTCACGTATTTCTGGTATTCATGTAAATACTGGGTCTCGGTGGTTGAAGAATTCGAAGGTGGTGCAGGCTCGCCGTGAGGACGCGGAGTTTCATGCACGGAAACATTTACGTGACCAGGGTGGGATGCAAAGGTATGCTGATAATGATTTGGCTGAAGCAGCGGATTTGCCGCCCGCCGTACCGTTAGACAGATTGTGTGATGCGGCTAAACACGGATTAGAAGACTTCGATTTTTTCAGAAAATACTATTTGGGTAGGGTTCCGTCGCCGTGGCAAGTAGAAGCAGCAGTCACCCTTGTCGAGTTGCTGGAGGCTGAAGAAAAAGAATTCGTTGTGTTGAATGTGCCGCCAGGTGCAGGCAAATCAACCCTATTCCATGATGTGGCTGTGTGGGCAATAGTTCGCAACAGGGCTATCCGAGTAATGATTGGCTCAATTTCACAAGCGATGGCTAAACAATACTCGCGACGAATCAGAGAAACCTTAGAAAGACCAGCACCTATACAACCCGACCCTGAACTGGTTAAGAAAGGGTTAGCGGTTAACGCCGAAGGATGCCTCTCTATCGACTACGGCAGGTTCAAACCATCAGACAAAGGTGCTTTGTGGCGTGCAGATGAGTTCATTGTCGAACAATACGACGGCAACGGGTTAGATAACAAAGAACCAACAGTCCGCGCATACGGTATTGACGCCGAATTCATCGGACACCGAGCAGACCTATGCCTATTTGATGACGTTGCATCCACCGAAAACTGTCGGGAGTCTGTTGCCCGCGACAAACTTTTAGAAAGATGGGATTCGATGGCTGAAGCACGATGCGACCCAGGTGGTCTACTAGCAGTAATCGGACAACGACTCGGCTCAGGCGACCTATACGCCCACTGTCTAGCAAAAGTAACGTACGACGTCGACGAAGAAGACTACGATGGGTCAGATGTTACCTTGCCTGAACACATCGCAAATAAAGAACCCACCAAGTCATCGAAATATAAACACATTATTTATCAGGCATACTACCCAGATTTGGATACTGGTCCTGCGTCAAGAAAAGTCACCGCCCCCGCATACCCTAACGGACCTTTACTCGACCCTAAACGACTTTCATGGAAAGATTTATCTTATCTCCGATACAACTCCCCAGAAAAATTTAGAATAATCTACCAACAAGAAGACCTCGCCGACGAAACATATCTGATAGACCGCACATGGATAACAGGCGGAATCGGCGCAGACGGCGTACTCTACCAAGGATGCATAGATAACGAACGCCAACACGGAATCATCCCCCCAGGATTAGCCCCACCCGTAATCTCAATAGTCGCAGTAGACCCATCCCCAACCCAATTCTGGGCTCTTATCTGGATACTTTACCAGCCGACAACAAACCTCTATTACGTCATAGACATCGAACGGGTCAAACTCACAGCCGAAGAACTCCTCGGATACAACACCACAACCAGCGAATACTCAGGGATAATGGAAGACTGGCAAAACAGGTCAATGCAACTCGGCTACCCGATATCACACTGGGTGGTAGAAATCAACGCAGCACAAAGATTCCTTTTAGCACACGACTTCGTACGAAAATGGCAGGCATTACACGGAGTGAACGTACTCCCACACACCACCACCCGCAACAAACTCGACGAAAACATGGGCGTAGAAGCACTACTCCCACCACTATTCCGTTCAGGTGCTGTACGTCTACCAACAATGCGTGCGAACTGGAAAACGTTAGCGGCAACAGACGAACTCGCGAAATGGACCCGCGACAAAAAAAATGGGACAGACATCGTAATGGCATTATGGATGGCGGTACTCAACATCCCGAACCTCACCAACATGAAAATGCCACCACGACAATGGCGCCCCAGTTGGCTACTGAAATAGTGTATATTAGACGTAGTTGCAACTAAAAGAAAGCGTGCTGGATGAAAACCGCAGAAGAAATAGTATCGCTATACAAATCACGCCAAGAAACACAAGGACCTATCCTCGCGCAAATGCGCCGAGTCCGCGACCTCGCGAACGGTGACGTAATCGTACCACTCTCAGAACTAGACCGCAACGCCCGCACAAACGTAGCGAACCTACTAGTACAAGGATTAGACCAAACATCGATGCGAGTCGCATCAACAATGCCAATGCCATACTTCCCGCCACTCAAAGAAGGCAACGAACGCAGCAAAGACTACTCGCGCACAAGACGCAAAGCAATGCTATCCATCTGGGATACAAACAAAATGGATATCAAAATGCGACGCCGCGCACGCCACCTACTCGCCTACTCATCGGCACCAGTAATCATCAAACCAGATTTCAAAACACTCGTACCAAAATGGTCGGTACGAAACCCGTTAGACACCTACCCTGCAGTATCAGACGACCCAGATAACCTCATCCCAGACGACTGCATCTTCACCTACCTCAAACCATACAACTGGCTGGTAGCAAACTACGGCGACAAAGTAGTCGGCAAACTTCGCATGGGCAGAGTACGTTACGACACACAATTCACAATCCTCGAATATGTCGACGAAGAAGAAATAGTTATCTGCGTGATGGGCGCAGAAAACAGCGCCGAATACACAATGGTTGAACGCCAAGGAATCGAAGTAATCGAATTAGAACGCATCCCAAACCGCACACAAATGCCTTTAGTAATCATCCCGAAAAGAATCTCGTTAGACATGCCACGCGGACAATTCGACGGCGTAATGGGAATGTACTACACACGTGCTCGTTTACAAGCCCTCACAGAAATCGCTATCGAACGCGGCATCTTCCCAGACGAATATTTGGTTGCACGCCCAGGTGAAAACCCAGAAATAATCCAAATGGCAGAAGGCAAAACAGGACAGTTAGGTGTAGTCAAAGGCGGCGACATCCAACAGTTGCAAACAAACCCAGGCTACAAAACCGATGTCGCATTAGACAGACTTGAAAGACAAGAACGACTAGAAGGCGCAATCCCAGCAGAGTTCGGCGGAGAATCAGGAACAAACATCCGCACAGGTCGCCGCGGAGAATCAATTCTTTCAGCAACAGTCGACTTCCGTGTACAAGAAGCCCAAGCAATCTTCGCACAGTCATTGATGGAAGAAGACAAAATTGCTATCGCAATTGAAAAAAACTATTGGGGTACAAAAGAAAAATCGTTCTTCATCGCAGGAAGAAACGGAATCGGCAAAGTAGATTATGTTCCAAACAAAGTTTGGGAAACAGACTTCCATTACGTTAACTATCCGTCATCAGGCGCAGACGTCAACGGACTCATCGTAGGACTCGGACAACGCCTCGGCACAGGTCTCATGTCAAAAGAATCAGCACGAGAAGCCGACCCGCTAATCACAGACCCAGAACTAGAAAAAGACCGCATCACAGCAGAATCAATGGAAGCCGCACTACTGTCCAGCATCCAAGCACAAGCCGCAGACCCTAACGGACCATACCAGCCAGAAGATTTAGCGTACCTAACAAAACTTACAGTAGAAGAAAACGTTCCACTCTACGAAGCAGTACGCCGAACAAACGAACGCGCACAACAACGCCAAGCAACACCAGTACCAGCAGGTTCACCAGAAGCAATGCCAGGGTTAGCAGCACCAGGCATGGGTGCAGAAGCACCAGCCACAGGCGCACCAGCAGGCATCGAAGGACTACTAGCATCACTCGGCGGACCACAAGCAGGAGCGTCCGCACAACCAGGGACACCAGGTGGTGTACTTAGCCTCGCAGGGAGATTAGGTTAATGGCAAAACAATACCCGAACCGTTCCGATTTAAGGAACCCAACAAAAAAGTTGGCGGCAAAAGCAGCCCCAGGACAAACCTACGGTGAAGCAGGAAAACAAATCGCGGCACAACAACAAGTACCAATGGCAGCATCACCACAACCAGTAGCCGCCCCACCACAAGCAGCAGTTGAACGACCACGCCCAGGACAATTCGGACCATTAGACAGACCAACAGAACGCCCAGACGAACCACTCACAGCAGGCGCACCATTCGGACCAGGAAGAATGACACAAGTTAGCGGCTATGCGGGTGTACGCAACAGCGACCCGATACTCGACGAACTCAGAGCACTATACGCAGCCTACCCAAGCGAAGAACTCGCAGATATGTTGGACTCATATTTACGTGAAGGATACTAATGGTAGGTGGACTCAGCGCATTCGACCCTGTTGACGAAGAAAATAACGACAAAGACGCACAAGCAAACATTGCTGCACAAAAAAAAATACAAGCAACAGTAACACCACAACAAGCAGCAAAAGTATCCGAACTCTATAAACAAAACGGATGGGTGTCGCCACGTGTCCTATTAGACATGGCGAAACAATCAGGGCTATCAAAACAAGCAGTTGACGCCGTAGCAAAAATAGAAGCAACAAAACTCGCCACACAAAACGACCCAAACAAAGCAGACCCAAAAGGCTGGTTTGATAGAAACATTTACAGCAAAGTAAAATCGGCAACACGTTGGGGTTTCGCCGCACTACAACTCACCCCAGACCTAACACAAAACGTTGCGTCACAAATCTTTTCACAAAACGACCCAACAGGCACAGCAGGTGTGTTCGCTTCAACACAACTTGGCACAATGCTCTCAGGCGAAGACTCAGGAGAAGGATTCTTCTTCGGTGGGAAAGCCGCAGAAACACAAGCACAAAGAGCAAGAGAGTTCCGTGGAACAATCAACAACCATGCGTGGACAATTGGACGTGGCGCAGCGAACGCCGTGTTCACCCCAGGAACAAAAGAATACTCTCTACTATCAGGATTCTTCGACGCATCAGTAAACATCTTTGCCGACCCAACAATCGTCGCAGGTCAAGCATTCAAAGCAGCAAAAACAGGTCAACAAGTAAAAGGTTTAATTGGCACACGGGCAGTCAGCCAAAAAGTTGCAGACCAACTCGTCGCCCGAGGCATAGTGGAAACAGACAAAATTCCGTCGCTTACACTCGAAGGCGCAAATGCAGCAGCACGAATCTCCCGCGGAGAAATCGGTTTAGATTCCGCCGAAGCAATCTCATTCAGAGAATCAGATTACTTTGCATGGTTTGAACGCAACAGCAAAGCAGTACGACTATCTGAACGTTTAGCAGACCACGCCGCCACAGCAACCAAAAACATTGCAGACCGTGGACTAGACACCGAAAAAGCAGCCATCGAAAGAGGCAAAGCCGCATACAAAATCATGTCAGATTTCCGTGGCAAAATCGACCCAGAAACAGCAAAACGTTTAGCCGAAGCAGACTCCCCACTAAAAATCAAAGCCATCATTGGCGAAGCCGCAGCACGACTATCAGCCAACCCAGAAGACGTATTAATCCCAAAACAAATCGGCGCAATCAAAGGCACGCGTGCAACATTCGCCGCACGAGAACTAGCACGCGAACGAATCCCTGTATATCGCACACTACGCAACAGCCGATGGTTCACAGAAATCCCAACAGAAAGAGCAATCATTGACGGCTCAGGTTTAGACAGAGCAAAATCTGTAGAAACCTACGCCAACTTCCTACGAGGATTAAGAATCCACACAGCGCTCCCAGAAACTTTTGACAACTTCATGGGTCAAGCAATGGACGTATTCAGCCAAGAAAACCCTGCTGCACGCAAAGCAGCAGGCGACCAACTCTACGCAAAATTTCTTGAAATTACTACCGAACACGCAGGCGGAGACAAACGCATCGTCAACGAACTTATGCGTATCCACAAAGAAGAACTTGCCCGCGTAAGGGCATTCGGTGTAGACGAACTAGGAAACCTTGACGACGGCGGAATGCTACAAGCATTACGTAGTCTTGGCGTAGACGATGAACAACTTTCACGATTCAGCCCAGACGAACTTGAAAGATTACGCATACAAGGACCAACAGCACTAGTTGAACTTGTAGACAGCATTCACGTTTTGCCTGACTATCGAAAACTTCGAGCGTTAACAAGCAACCCATTCTTTAAGAAAGCATTAAAAACAGACAAAATTTTACGCAACAAAGCAGGTGAACAAAGATTTTTGTTAGCCGCCGCAGAAGAACTTCAAACAGAAGTATGGAAACCAATGATTCTTGCCACAGGCGGATACATCGTACGAAACATGATTGACTCCCACATCCGAATGGCAGCAAAAGGCTACCAAAACTTTTTTACACACCCATTCCAATTCATCCAAACAGTTATGGGCAGCCGCTTCGTTGGACCACTAACAGGCGGTGACGGAACAGCAAAAACATTCGAAGACGCATTCGACGACATTAGCGGCACATTAAATAAAGTAATGCAGGACTACCAAAAAAATGCTGGCAGAACAATCTACCAACATCTACAAGACCCGCTTGCCGCTAACGAACGAATGATGAGAGGCGAAAACTTTTCAATCATTAACCGTGGCAGCGACGCCGCCGCACACACAACAGGCTACGTAGATAACTTGGCACAAATTCGTCAAGACCCAATTCTTAAAAAAATGGTGGAACTATCCACACTCCCAACACAAGAACGTCAAACAGCAATGAGCGCATGGCTGCAAACAACTGACGAAGGCAGAGAAGCCGCAAAAACAGTTGTTGAATATTTCCGCAACGGAATACGCATCGCAGACCCAACAACAGGTCGCAGCCAATTCATCAAAATAACAAACATCAATGACACCGACCTCATCACCACATGGCTAGACAGAGCATCGCAAGCCAAAATAAACACAATAGTCCGCAACGATGAAGAACTACGTTTCGTAGTTCAACATGGTCGCGTACCAAAAATCGAATCATTGCTTGACGAACAAGGACTACCAACATCACGCCTCACAGAAGATGCTGATGGTTTACCAACAGCCGATGTTCAATTTGTGCCACGCGAAGAAATTCCAGTAGACAACCTTGTAATGGCAGAACGAGGACAAAACAGGGTTGTAGGTGCTCTAGTCAAACTAGATAACGGTGACGATGCAATCATCACACGTATAACACCAAGCCGAGTAGAAGACCCATTTAATCCAGGCACACTCATATCACGCGACATAGCAGAAGTACAAGCAGTAGCCCCAGGACAAGCATTCACCACAAGAGAACAAGACCCAGGACTATTCGGCGGCGAAGCACTTCGAGAACTCATCGACCTCAAAGGCAACCAAAGAAAACTAGCCGCAAACGTCAAAGTTGCTAACCGTATCGAAAAAGGCAAATCAGCAAAACTTGACAAAATTACCAGCGCAATGGACACAGGCGTCAAATGGTTCTTCAACGGACTAGTAGGTAAAGCCACACAAAAACTTGAACGCTCACCGCTTTATCGTCAAGCGTTCTATCGAACAGTCGCCGACAACGCCAACTTGCTATCACCCGCAGAACAACAAACACTGCAAGCAAACATCGCCAGATACGTCGACTCTCTAAACGCCGACCTTGCCGCTGAAGGCAAACGAGCAAACATGACAGTAGAAAAATATGTTGGCAACAAAGAAATCTACAATCAGATATTCGGAAAAACAGCCACAGGTGACGGCACAGTCGCCCAACTAGAACAATTCGCTGGAGCAATGGCAGTACAAGAACTTAAACAAACCCTGTACAACGCCCAACAAAAAGGCAACCTAGAAGATATGCTCCGAGTAGTAGCACCATTCGCCACAGCATTCAGAGAAACACTCGGACAATACACCTCATACCTCATCGAAGACCCATCACGAATCCGCAAAACACAACTCGCATTCAACGCAGCAAACTACGACTCAGACAACCCAGACAACGCCCTATCAGGCTGGTTCGCTAAAGACCCTATAAACGGCACAAACGTATTCAACTTCCCTGTCGGCGGATGGGCAGGAGCAATGCTTCAATTCCCAATCAAAGGCGCATTCCAAGTATTAAACCTTCCAGGCGCAGGTCCAGTTCTACAAATCGCCGCATCAAACGTACTCCCAGACACCCCTGAACTAGAATTCGTACGCAAAATGATTCTCCCATACGGAGAAAAAGGTTTATCATCACTCGCACCACAATGGGCGACACGTGGCATAGAAGCCATCAGAGGTGACACCGCCAACCTTGGCACAATCTACGCAAACACCTACGCAGAAGTAGTCCGCCACAAAATCCAAAGCGGAAGTTACAACACCAAAGACGTCAACGACATGGCAAAACTATACGCCGACGCACGCCGCAAAGCACAAGTCCTCGCAGGACTACGCGCCCTATTCCAATTCACAGGACCAACCTCACCACAAATCGACTTCCGTTTAGAAACAGACGGCGGTGACATCATCGCATCATCACTCTCACAAGAGTTCTACAAACTTAAAACAGAAAACCCAGACACAGCAGTAAGCAGATTCATCGACCGTTTCGGCGAAGACGCATTCATATACATGGGTCACAAAACTGAGCCAACAACCAGCGGCATCGAACCAACCAAAGTGTTCTCCGATTGGGCTAAAGACAACGACGATTTGATGGCACAATACAAAGGCATCGCAGGATACTTCGCTCCTGGCGGCGACTCGTTCAGTTTTGAAGCATTTAACCGCCAAATCCAAAAAGGTGAACGACGCCGATTAACAGCAGAAGAAACGGTTGCAGCAGCCCAATACAAAATTGCTTCATCCATCTACCGTGAAAAACGCAACCAAATGGGCGACACCCTAAACCAAGAACAACGAGACTGGCTTGCTCAATGGCGCACATTCCTCAACAAAGAATACCCAGGGTTCCCAATCAAAGCCGACTTCAACCCAGGCGAATTCCCTAACTTCATCAACGATTTGCGTACAGCCGTAACCGACAACCGTTTAGCAGACAATGATGTGGCGAATGCAGTCAAACAATATTTGGATGCCCGCGACCAAGCATTAGAAAATGCTGCAGCAGCAGGGTTCTCAAGTTTCCAATCACCAAAAACACAACCTTTAAAGGATTGGTTGGCTAGTATTGCAGCAGCACTTGTACAGCAAACCCCAGAATTTGCAAGAATTTATGAAGATAAACTTGCAGCAGAGGTAGATTAAATGGCAACAGAACCAACAGACCCGAACGCGACGACAACCCCACCATCCTCGACCGCACCAACTATCGCCCCAAAAGTCGATGGCGGATTAGCACCTGACGTAAAACTACAACCACGGACCATAACCGTAACACCACAAAAATTTCAAACAATTCCAGAAACAGAATTAACGGGCGCAAGATTAACGGGACCTGGCACCGCTGCACCACCAGCATTACGCAACATCCAAGCAGGCTATGTTGGGCAACAACTCGTAGGCAAAAACGGTGCTATTGAACGCGGTCAATATGACCCTGACAAAGAAGCAGTAAGCGAACTGTCCAGAATGACCACAGCGCAACGCATAGATTTTCAAAACAGACTATCTGCACGAGGACTATACGGCAAAAATGGTAGACCGCAAGGCGGAACAGGATTTGATTCTACAGATATATCTGTGATGAGAGAGTTCCTAAATTACGCCAACTCGCAAGGTCGAACGATAGAAGCCGTTCTGCCACAATTCCTAACAGAAATCCAACCATCTGTGGGCATGGGCAGAACAATTCGCACCACCGCCAAACAGGACATTCGTTCAGTATTTCAAGACACAACACAAAAAATATTAGGGCGCAACGTATCCGCTGATGAAATTGAAAAGTTTGTTAGAGCGTATGAGCGTATGGAAATATCAGAAGCAACTGGCGGTGTTCGCGCACCTAACATTGGTGTTGCAGCCGAACAACAAGTACAGCAACAGTTCGGTCCAGAAGCCGAAGCAGTAGGCGCTTTAGGACTATTCGACATTCTTGATAAAAAGATTAAAGGACTTGCATAATGGCTGACGACAAAAAACCAATGCCGCAATGGATTAAGAACTCACTTCTTCCTGAAAGCACAAAACAATATCTTTACGAACAATGGCTTAATGGCACACTTGACACAAAAGCACCGCCACAAGACTGGGGTTTAATCACAGACGTCGCCGAAGCAATCAGAAAACTTACTTTTAAAAAACCTAAAACACGTACCGACGTATTCCCTAAACAATCATTAGAACAACTACAACAAGCAAGTTCAGAAATTGCTCAGAACCGCAACGACTTAAGACTTGCGATTTCGGAAACAGACGGCATTGACGTAATTTTTAGAGGCGAAACATTAACTCTTGACGAAGCGATTAAACAAGAACGCAACCTGTCAATAGTCAATGACCAATACAAAAACTCTATCCAACGCAAACAACCAAAAGTAAAAGACGCTGACCCAAATCTTCAAGTTTCTTTAGAAACAGCACAAATGAATAGTGACGAAGCATATCAAACAATGCTTCAAGAAATTACGGCATTTCCTGAAACATCTCAACCTTTCCGCGACAGATATTTTGCGACCCTGAAAACATTGGACCAAGTTGAAACCAAAGCATTAAACGCTGGATTAAAAATACCTAAATCAGTTACAGTCAACATGGGATTACCAACACGCGATGTTACGGCTGCACCAACAACTGCTGAAGCACTTAGAGCACCTGTCGTAACTAGACCGCCATCTGGTATTGCTGCACAACAAGGGATGGGTGCAACTGCCGCAACCCCAGTAGAAGACCGCGCTGAACAAGCCCGTTTCGCTCGAATCAAAACAGGCGAACTTAAACCTGGCACAAAAACAACACCAACTCCAACACCTGTTGAACCACCTACACCTACTGAAACAGTTGTGCCTGCCACCCCAGTAGTTAACGCAAAAGAAAGAACAACATTCGTCAACACACAACTCGCTGCACGTGGCTTAGAAAACACCCCAGCGAACCGAGAAATGTTACGCAAAGAATACAAAACAACAGCCGCCACAGCGACAACAGAACAACCAGCGGCAGTTAGCACAGCATGGGAAACAACATTCCGAGAAACATTCCCAGCAAAAGCATGGCTACTAGACCTCGACCGCAGCAAATACCCACAACTATTTAAACTATTAAACACAGCCATATCGCAACAATGGTATAAATCGACAGAGGGACTATCACGCTTTACCGCATCACTAGATGCCACAGATTTCTACAAAGAACTATCAACATCAAAACAACTAAAAACCATTCAATCCCTAGTCGGCACACTAGGTTTCGAAGGCAGCGATTTCACCAAATTCGTATCAGATTCAATCAACATGGGATACGAAGGAGACATCCTTAAACAAAAAGTTTACAGCGAAGTATTCAAAAAAGACGAATCAGGCAACTACATCAACCCGACAGCCCTGGCTCGCACCCAAAAATCTGCAGAATACATCAGCACACAAAACATCGCCAAAGCATTCTTCAACCGAAACCCAGCAGACTCCGACATCGAAAAAGTTTTAACAGGTCAAAT